ATTAATTCGGTTTTTCAGAATAGTAACGTAATAGCATAGATACCAATAAATTATAACGTTCTACAGGTGTGGATTCTGGCATCAACAAGAATTTACTAGTGATAGCAACATAACAATCTAAATCAACTTGAATATCATTTAAGAATTGTGCTAAATGTTCTTCAAAATGTTTCAGATGATAAAAACCTGTGTTGTATGCAGGTATACTGCCCATAGGGTCCGTTACGTTAATTATGCTATAAAGTACAGTGTACTCATCACTTGTTTCTTTCAAAAACCATGGTTGGGATTGGTTTTGATCGATGCTCTTTTCTGTTGTGCTTGCTCTTGGGTTTGTTAGTTTGGTTGAGCTGTAATGCTGCAACTTGTTGTTGCAGCTTTGCGATGGTTTGCTTGTCGTTGTTGTTAGAAATGGGTTTGGTTGCTGCTCTTTCCCGCTTGCTGGTAGTGGGCACCACGACAGCTCTCTCAGCTTTTGGCTTCTTTTTGGTGATAAGTTCTTTAACGAAATTGAGAGCGTGAGGCAGTGCCGTTGCAAGAAAGGGCAAAAAAGCACCCATCGCATTATACTTTGATGGCATACCATCTGGCATTTCATAGAATGTATCCATCAAAGCCTGCATTTCTGACAATGACGGCTTTGGTGACATACGTGCGAGACCATTCCAAGGGCCGTTCCATACTGGTTGCGCTTCAAGACCATAGTAGTTTTTAATTGCAATAGGTGAAACAGCTGCGATGTTACTGGTGTTCGGTGTAATCGGATTGGGGCTAATGCCTTGCATTCTAATAATTTGCCAGGTCATGTCTGAAGACCATAAAGTATCCCGCATGATCGGTCCAGTGGCTTCACCATCTGAAATTGGATCAGACAGTTGTGTCAGGTGGTTTGTTCCATCCTGACCAATAGTAAAGCACCAGCACTCGTACAATCCTTTGGTTGTCGGGTCGGAATTGGACCCGGACATCCATTTAGGTGATAATGTATTCACACGGCTGACAACAAATGCACCATTAACAAATTTATCCTGATAAGATCGCATAGAGTTTTGGGCGATCTGTGATGGTGTTGGAACAAGTGATATACTATCGCTTTCGTATCCAATTTTACCAAAATTAATAATCTGGAGAAAATTGTTGGGATCCAGTTTCAGACCGCGTGATCTAATTTTGCGTGTCTTAAACCAGTTCTCTATTATTGCATGGTGAAAATCACTATGAGTATCGTCAGCGGTGAATAAATCATCACCTTTTTGAGTGTACAAATGGTCCAATGCCAAGGTAAATAATTTGGGTTCTTCGTAAGAGAACGTGGCCAATGAACCCGAGAACAAAATGTTGGGGTTGAATTGTTGAGCCGAAATTATACCTTGGTTGTTAAATGCTGTAACATTGGGGTACAGAGTGATAGATTTATAACAAGGTCGATACAAGTTAACAGTATTAGACCAAATCGTAAAATCAAAATTCTCCTGTATACCAACATTACCAACATCTTGGGTATAAACAGTTGGTGAGCCAGTACCGCTATTGACTTGATAACAGCAACCAAACCACTTGATGCGAGCGCCAGTAGGTACGATTATAGAATAATCGGAGTGCTTCTCCCACGAATTTGTCGCATACTTGCCTGTTGAAAAATCAAAGGTCACTGGTTGTTTCAATACGTCGATGTTGCGCATATTGTAAACAACCTGTGTCCTAGCATCCTGTGTTGGTAATCCCTGAAATTCAGGGACAGTAGTAGGTGGATGCGTGACCTTACATACAAAAGCCTGCGATGGCGTTAAAGCTTTTCCATGTGTTTGCTCAGGCATAGATGTGGCATCTGACATGGGGTCAAAGTTCATGCTATTGTCTACTAGTTCTGAAGCTGTATTCATTTTGTTGTTGTTGTTGTAATAGAATAATCGGAGTGATAATATGCTGTGATATATTATTTAATTAGAAAAAGGAGGACTCACTTACTCTGATAATTATCAGAGTAGGTGAGTCTGTTTTCAACCTGAATAAATTCAGCATCCTTGTAATCGGTATTGCTCAATTGTATCAGGTATTGGTATAATAAACCCACCTGTTCCTCATTAATTGCAACTCCTTTATCCCGATAATGAATACATGCACAATCAATGCCAATCTTGTATTTGTCAGCAGTGTTAACCATACTTAGCACTTCTTTCAGGTTGACACGCGACTCTTCCCAAGATTCTTCGTTCTCGTAGACTTTACTGACCGCTTTGACTGATCTTCGTACCACGTCGGGGAAGAAACCATAGGGTGTTACAAAGTTAGCAATGAATTCGGACACTTTCTCATAGCTGATCTTCAACTTATACCCATGTTCCACATATATTGCGGTTTTCCTTCCCTGCACAACGGTCAGTTTTTTAGCACGTATGTGTGAGTCATCTCCTTTAAACGCAGCATAAAGCATCTCTTGGAACCGGTATGCATAACCCAGCACTGACATGTTCAGTATGGTATTTCCAGTGATTGTTAACGGTTGTCCTGAATGTTGCATATAAAGACCGTTCAACATAGAAATACCTTCACTGCATTGGTACAAATTACACCACTCAGTGCGCATTTTCGCATAAAAATCAATGATCTTGTGGTTTACTCCCAACAGACCAA